TACGGCTAGTTTTAATATCAAGTATTAAGATCTTATTAGTTGGAACATGTCGCAAAACAACATCCATAAACCCGTACCAATATACTGAAGGATTTGCATCTGATGCTTGTACACATAATTCCATTTCAATGCCGGCAAGTTCCCAATTCTTAGTTGAAAAGTATTGCGAACGACGTTTCGTAAACCAATCTAATATAGCAACACCATCTTCTAGATATTCTGCCAATTGTAAAGGATTTGAAAAATGTTCACCATTATTTTCAGCAACACAACGAATATATTCATCTTTAAGTTTTGCTGTCAACACTTCTCGCAAATTTATTGTTTCTGCTTTCTTAACGGAGTCTGTATACAATACGGTTAAGAAGTGTTGAAATGTTTCGTGAAATGCCGTACCAAAACATGTTTCGATTGATGATTGAAATGGAGCTAATCCATCTATATAATTGAGCTTCCATGAAAGTGGACATCGTTCATACAATGACCATTGTGAATAAGATATTTTTCTAGGGACAGCTGCAGCATCTACTTGAGATAAACGATATATTGGAGATAGATAGTTTCCTGATTTCATACTATTAATATATGAAATTATTTACTAATTTCCGAATAATTAGGCAACTTTTCTTTCAAATAAATATCAATCAAATCTTTTGATTTTTCTAAATCTTGTTGAAATGTACCTTTATGACGGCATCTTACAATGCGTTTAATGATATCAAATTCATAAGCATTCAAACCCCAATCTTCTGCAAATTTATAAAGGCTATCCTTCCCTTTGTAGTGTGTTTGTGTATGTACACTCATTTTATTCCTTTTAGTAGTTTCTTTTTATCACCTTCACTATATCCATACATTGTCAAAATTCTATCACATTGTTCTTTGTTCATTAAGTCAATGTAATCTGCGGCTTCTGATTTGGATACTTGATAATGTTCGGCAAATTGTGCAACTAAGTCTTTTTCATATTTATCCTCAGATTTACCTTTTATATATTTTGCAAATCCTTTAGACGGTGGAAGAAATTCATAATATAATCGATATGTTTCTTGCGGACGTAATAATCCTATAGTATATGTTTGAAATTCATTAACAAGTTCTGTAAATTCCATACGCATACTTAACCAACGATTAACGATGAATACTGAAAACTTTTTTTGATCCGATTCTGACCATTTTGACCATTCTTTCTTTTTGTGTGTTAATCCGTCAATAAAATCAAAAATTGTTGCGCCTTTCTTTTCTTCTGCCATTTATTATAGTTTATATTTTTTACGATATTGTTCTTCTAACTGTTTTCCCATTCCAATTTCAAGTATTACTGCATTATCAGGAATACCAATGATACGTTTAGCATCTACAATATCATCAATTGATTTATTGCGAAATGTTTTTATTTTCACTCTCGCATTGCTTCGATTCGATGTTTTAAATACGATGCTAATCGTATCTTTATGATATGGTACTGACATTATTTAGACTTCAATTTAACTGGTTGAAACTCTGCTGGTATTGCTCCGCAGTCATCGCATCTAAATACCGGGATAGGTACCATAGTATCTTTGTCTGCACCTGTTAAAAACTTTGATACTTTGTTAATTGCCATTACTTGTCGAAAATACATTCCATCACATTCTGTACAAATGATAGGTTGCATATCTGTTGGTTTGATTTGTGGTTTACTCATATTTCTCCTAATAAATTTACAAACATTGCCATTATGTTAATTTCTTTATCTACTACACTAGCGTCTTTAAATTGTGATTCTGCTATAATCAAAATGCAAGGTGCTATATGACCATGGGCAAATTCATCTAAATTGTCATATAAAAATGTATACAACGGAGTAAAATCTTTAACTTTGCTATCTGCAATACATTGACGAATTTTTGTGAAAGTTGCCTTTTTATCTTTTGCATTTTTGAGCATTTCGAGTATTTCAGTCATGTAATTAGCTTGAATTGCACTTGCTTTATCTAATTGCAATTGTCCGTTAACTACAGATGCTTGTGCTGCATTGATTGCTCGACGAATATCTGGATATGATGCATTGATGATTGCAGCAATATCTTTGATATCATAAGTTACGCCTTTTGAATTTAATACTTCAACTAATCTTTGTGCTACTTCTTTTTTATTTGGAGGAGTAATTGCAAATGTCTGACAACGTGATTGAATTGGATCAATAATCTTTTCAACATAGTTACATGTTAAAATGAAACGTGTTGTTTTGCTATAAGTCTCCATTAAGTTGCGAAGAGCTGCTTGAGCATTTGGTGTTAAGTAATCTGCCTCATCTAAGATAATAATTTTCCATCTGCGAAATCCCACTGTTGATGCATATCTTTTAATCTTATCTCTAACTGCATCTACTGAGTTTTCATCTGATGCGTTAATATACATTAAATCGGCATCTACCGAACCAGCTATTATTTTTGCCAATGTTGTTTTACCCGTTCCAGCTGATCCGTAAAATAAGAGATGCGGAACATCGCCATTAGCAATGAAAATTTTAACTTTTTCAATAATGTGCTCATTACCTATATATCCTTCTAATGTGTCTGGGCGAAATGATTCAACCCATAATGTATTTTCTTGTTGTCCAAACATATTTTATTATTTACCTGTTGATCCAAATCCACCTTCTCCTCTTTCTGAATCAGATAATTCATCTGCTTCTACTAATTCAATTTGCGGATATGGCATTATTATCAATTGTCCTACTCTATCTCCAAGTTGATATACTTTAGAATTTAGCAAACCATTTATTGAACGATATTTAAACATAATTTCTCCTCTATATCCCGAATCTATTACGCCTACATGATTTGTTAAATATAAATCCGTTTTACTATTCGATGATCTTGGATAAATTAATCCAACATACCCTTCTGGTATTTCGATTGCTAAACCCGTTCCATATACAACATTTCCATATTGATCTTTTGTTGCAGTAACAGCCGTTAAATCTAAACCAGCATCTCCTTGTTTTGAATATGCCGGTATTACTGCATCTGGATGTAGTCTTTTTACTCTTACTTGCACTGTGACTCCTAGTTTTGTAACATTACTAACCAATATGTTGATTCAAAATCAGCACCTTTAAATGCGATTCTAGATAATCCATCTGGAGATACATGTAATTCGCCCGAATCTCCTCTATTTGCTACAAGCACTTCTCGTAACTTATCTGCTGAAAAACATACTGGATCCATATCTGCGCCCGGTGTATTTCCTACTTCAAATGTAATGTTATCTGCATTAACCGTTGAATAATTAATAATAAATTTAATTACGCCACCTTGAACTTGTACCGCAAAATTCTTAGCATCTGGTAAAGCATTCTTAGCTTTGATAAATTTGCTAATAAATTCTTCATTAACTGGAATTTGAATTTGATAGTCAGGTTCTGCATTAATTGTTGGTACTGCTGGAATAACTGTGGTATCTGCTAACATAAATGTTGCCTTTGTGCTACCCTCAGAAATTGTCATTGCATAATTCTTACCTGCTGCATCTTTAACATCGATTGCAATATTCTCTCCTAATGCTCCTAACATTTTAATTAATGCACCGGTATGATTGATACCTAACTCACCTTTCATAAATGGCGTTGTCATCCATTGAATTTTACCAACGACTGTCTGATCTACATCAATCAAGTCACATCCAACACCTGTTGCATTTTCTGTTAATTTAACTGCTTCACAGTTACCTGCTAAATAATATCTACTGATAAACGATTGTAATTTACTTTTTTCCATTTTGTAACCTTTTAAAATTTAAAGAATTTATTAAAATTTTCTGCGTCAGTGGTTGATATACTGCTACCACCAAACTTTTTATATGTCTTAATGTATTTTTCATATACTTGCGGAGCTCCATCTGGATCTGCAAACATTTCGTGTAATGATAAGATAACATCATATAAATCTCTAGGAACAACTGTTTCTAGCAATTCAACGTGACTATCTACCAATTGATTGATTTCATTTGCACATTGCACATACAAATGCGTATTATGAACAACCATTCTAGGCATTGCTTCTTGAGAATATCTATCCAATCCTCCTGCAGTCTTACCTCCTAGCAATTCATATGTAAAATCTTTACAAGCCGGGCAATTTAATGCACAAGGAACATGTTGAGTCAAATCAATACCAACTTCTCCACTTTTACCTTGTTTGATATGTGACTTTCTTCTGTATTCTGCATTCTTTGGAAAATACAATTCTGAAAATGTTTGAGTCTTGTAATTTGCAGAATGAAGATATGTTCCAAATACTGGATACTGACCTGGAGATGAAGAATCCGTTGTAATATAAATTCTATTACCGGTATGTTCATTCATCAACTTTTGCAATGTTGCTAGAATAAAGAAATCTGATATTTTTGAAATACCTAATAAATGGACATATTCTAATCGCTTATTTTCAAATTCTTTATTCTTAAGCATCAATGATACCGCAAACATGAAATCAACTAGCTTTTGCGGACCTCCGATTGCCCAACCTTGAAAATCAAAATGCTTAAATTTATGATACCACCAAGTATATTCTTCAGCATTTGATCCTTGCAACATGTTTAAGAATTTTGTCTTGCCGCTTTGATGTTTTTCAAACCAAGCAAAATTATCAAAACTAATATCAGCACATTCTGCAAATTTGTTTTTGTATTTTGTCTTAGGTGGAATATCTAAATTTGCTGCAACATCACTATTAGCTTCTAACCAATGAAATATCTTTTCACGCAACTCATTGCTATATGGTAATGCACCTGTAGCAATCTGATAACCTCCTGAATCTCCAAATACTAATACATCTTTTTCTAGACCCATTTGATCTCGAAAATCCATTTTTTTGTAATGAT